ATCAAAATCTGCAACTTTATCTGTTTGATTATTTGATCCAGCAGGATGTCTATTAGACCCACTATAATTTACTCCACTAAAGTATATGCTTGTTAAATCTGCACCTTCAAATTCAATCAGGCTATCAATTGATTGATTTGTATATAACTCCACTCCATTAACAGTTTTAACATAGTAATTTTGACTTAAATTTGAATTACCGTTTTCATCTTTTTTATCCCACCATATGTAACCCACATCAGATCCAAAGCCTCCACCTTCAACGATATATCCAGTACCCTCACTAAACAAAACATGCTCGTCCCACTCCAAACCCCCGTTACCATCTTGACTGAATGGATTATTAGGAACAGATGCAATGGCATCATTAAAGGTGTCGGTCATATTTATTTCAAAACCTGCAATATCTGTTGCAGAAGCTCTACCAAGATTCAAACCTAAACCTTTTACATTTACTTCGTTTGCGGCGCTAGAAAATGGACTTTTATTTCCCGCAAAATCAACAGCTCGTACCCAAAAATATTTTGTGTCATTTGTTTTTCCACCATGAACAACTTCAACAGATGGAGTATTCGCGGCAACATTAAATATATTTTCTGCGCCATATATATATCTTGCCGGATCCAAAGATTCTTCGGGAGTAGTATCCCCTTCGGAAACACTATAAGCAACACCTTTTATTTTTCTGTATCCAGTATTTTCGACTTCAAGCCATGGACTTGTTGCATTTTCATTTTGTCCGCTTTTTATATACGGATCATCACTTTGCCATACCTCATAATGATCAATATCATTTTCAAAATCGGTGGATGTATTATTATCAAAAAAGTTAGATCCTGGCGCATTCCAATTCAAAAAGAAATTCTCAAAAGAAGTGGATCCTGTTAGGTTTTGTATTGCTCCAGGAACAGCATCTGTTGTGGATGTCGGATTTGATCTTAATACCCTGCCAGGCATTACATTTGGATTTGGATTATTGTATCTCTTTGGATAAACAATTACCCTGCGCATTGATCCATCTGGCACATTATATAAAACACCACTACCAAAATCATCAAAAGGTAATATTTTATAATAGTAACCCGTTATTTGATCAACCCCATCAATTTTATCGATCGGAGGCTCGTCAATTATTTGTGTAATGTTTTGTCCAAATGTTGCATCCCCTGCGCCAACAACACTTTTTACAAACGGAGTATTTTCTCCGGTCAAAGGAAATCCGTATTCATCAACAACATCAAAATCAGGGCTTTCAGATCTATACAAATATACTTTTGTTGTTTTTTCTTGAAATCCTAATGCGTAATTGAAATTAAATTTTACTTTTGTTGCTTCGCCCGTGCTATCAACATCAAATCCTTCGGTCAATATATATGGCGGCGGATTGTCAGCAAGAAGATTTGCTTGATTTATTATTCTTCCGTTTTTATCAACAATACCCAACTCTATACCAACACTCCTTTTTCCACTTTGAGGAATGCCAACATGCTTAAATACAATGTTATCATATTGATCATTCAGTTCCCAATATGGCAACCAATTTGTTTGCTCGTAGCTTGATAAAATTGATTGTCCTTCATTTGTTATGGCTGTTATTGGGCCGCCAGCAGGGTCATCTCTTGTGCATTTATATACAAAGTTATTACTATAAACCAAATCACCAGATTGATAATTTCTTGAATAATATGTTGAATATAATCCTATATCCTGAGAATTCGATTGATTACTCCAGTAATTTGAACCCTCAGATGGAATTTGATTTTGGCTAAATTGAGTACCGCTCCATATATCATTTTCATAAACAACAAAGTTTCCTGCATTATATGAATCCTGCGAGCTCCAATCTGAAACAGGCAACTCATAAGCTGGTATCAAAAATTCAAAAAATTGCCCATTTGCAGCTAAAGAAGCTGGATTTACTTTGCTCCAATTGCTTGAAACATCAAAAGGGTAACTAGAATTACTATTTGCAGTTGATTGAAAATAAGCGCATGTAAGATCATTAAATATATCTAAGCGCGACCAAAAATCAGCATTATCAGGAAACGCATTTTCTTCGGTTGCGATTGTTTGCAGACATTCATATATTGAACCATTATAAAAAACAAAATCTCCAGGAACGTACGAATCACTTTCGCTAAACACAGAAACATCACTTTCTGGAGACAATACAATATCCCCAACATTATAAACCAAGCCCTCATTAAACAACCCTGATATATTAGATGAATTTGGACCAAAGTCGTTTATTGTTTTATATATATTATTTCTATAATTAAATGCGTCAGAGGAGGAAGCGTAATATGTTTGAGATGAAGACCAGCCAGAATAATATGGCTGAACATTTGGAGACTGTTCATTGTTTTGTGTATTTGCAGTATAAATTTTATTATCACTTAATACATTATCACCAGAAACATAATTTGTTGATGTATCATAGTCTCCGAAATCAGAAGGAAATCCGCCAGTCTTATATATGCTATTATTTAATTCGCGCGTATATTTGTATTGATCAAACACCTTTGCACTTGGAAGATTTGAATTAACAACAAGATCTCCATCTTCATCAAAATCCAAACTTTTGGAATTAAATCCATTTGTTATTCCTGTTATTTTTTGATTTGTATGAACATCATACAGTGAACCGCTTATACCAAGAAGAGAAGGAAAGTCTTGCCCGCCAAACAAAAATTTATATTGATTCAAGTCTACTAGGTTTCCGTCTTGATCAGTTGCATCCCAATTGAAGACCAGATCGTCTTTAACTTCGCGGAATCTTAAATTATCAATTTTTACATTTACCAATATTGGTTCTAATATTGAATCATCTGCATTTTTATCAATCAATCCTTTTTTTGTCAGGTTGTATACTTTACCCTCACCAAATTCATCATAAGGCTGAAAAGTGTAATAATATTTATATCCCCACAATTGTGTAGCACTAAAAGTTTTTAAATCATCTGATATTTCAACATTTTTTAATGTATCATCTTCGTTTATATTTTTTAACCCCAAATCATCATCAGGGTCATTACTTGAGAAATACAAGAAATTTATAGCGTCACCAATTAATGCCCAATTTGCAACGCCCTCAATCACCTCTCCGGTCTGCTCATCGATTTCAAAATCATCATCTGGATATTCATTGTTTCCTCGCGTATGAGTTTGAATTGCTTCGTATATTTTTCCATTATAAACGACTTTATCCCCGGCGGTATAATATGCACCTGCGAAATCATTGTATGGTTTCGCTTGTTTTAAAGCTTGAAAATAACTTGCGCTAGCCTGAAGGTCTTCTTCTTGAATTAAAGAAGTTCCCTCGGGTATAGCCAAAACCTCAATTTTAACATCTTTAAAATCTGCATCTGTAGACTCCCATGAAAAACTTGTGTCAGAACCCTTGGTTGAATAATTCAGGTTACTTATGACTGGTTCTAAATTTGTAGCATTTGCGATGCCTGTAGATTCTCCACCAAATCTATCTACAGAAATAATCTGCAAAGAAATATCTCTCGATAAATTCAAATCATTAAAAACTGCCTCGTTCAATCTTAAAGAAAAGTCTCTATAATTATTAAATATATCCTGGACATTTTCTTTTTCTGTCTGAAGGGTCGAAGATAAAGCTGCGAGAGAAGTTTCTGAATAACTCGCTTGCTCGAGATCAATGATTTGACCGTCATTAAACAAATTTATTTTAAAACCAGACAAAAAAGTATCACTCAACAACTCTGTGGATAAAGAATTTCCCTCTTGGGGATGTCCATTGGGGGGAATTAAAGACCAATTAAACTCAATTGATTTGCCACCAAATTCGCAATCAATCTCTAGCTTGTCTCCAGCATATGTTGGAGAATAAATAACGGACGACTCAAGGTTTTGATTTGTATTAATTTCTGAAAATGTAAAAGTGCCTTCAAGTTCTTTTGGTAATACTTCTATTCTTCCAATGACCGATGGAGAGCGAACCCCTATTTCCGTTACAGCAAAAACTCGTACATCAAATATTCCATAATTTCCCCTCAAGGGAATAACTTTAACAAAAGCATCTCCCTCAGCAAAAACAATATCTGAACCTAATCCAATCTTTTCTTGAAATGAATAATTATCAGAAGTACCAACAACTTCATAATTTGCATCAAGGTCATTTACCTGAAACTCAACTGTGATCGATGTAGACATATTATATTGTGGAACTTTTTAATACTAAATTTGTTGGCCCATCAGGAACCTCCATACCTTCTTGAGGTGGAATTGGAACTACAGGTTTCCTGATTACACCTTTTTTATCAATAGCATCGAATTTATCAACCGCATATTCTGTCGCGGTAATTTCATAATTTCCCTTAGCAACTTCTTTATTGTTTAAAATTCTAAAATATTTTGCCTCAATGAACTTCTTAAGATCGCTATCAAACTCAGCAACCAAGTAAAAATTTGCTTGATCAAAATTGAAACCAGCATTCAATGTATAAATATCTTCAGAGTCAACAAGTTCAATTGTATTTTCATTCACAAATATAAAATTCCATGTTTTGTTTATTAACGATGAATTTATTCCTGTTACTCCATCAATAAACATATTATAATTTCGCGTCAAATCAAATTCAAGATTATTAATGATATTTAATTGTACAGACTGTTTTTCCTGCAAAGCTTGTCCAACATCAACAATTCTAGAACTTTCTATACTAATTTCATCATATTTATCTTGACTCATTAATTCGGAATGAGATGATGCAACAAGATTAACCTCAGGCTCAATCGAATCAGCAATATTCAACATGTACCCCAAGATACCAGTTGTATTAATAAATTCAACATTACACAATCGACCTAGTTTTTTATTTGAACTTCCAAGATTAAATGTTTGATCATCTTGATTTACATTATCAACCGAATCGTAATAAACAAACATATTTGATATGTTACCAGAAAATCCGCTGTATTTTATATTAACAAAACCAGAGGCGCCATCTTTATTTTGTTTAACAGACGGAATAAACCATATTGTATTTTTTAATATTTCATTTGTGCCGACCCACCCAAAAGCTCCAGTATAAAACCAGAAATATTCACCTGGAGTTCCCGACTTGTCGATCATGTCTCCTATGTAAATCCACCCTAGATTTCTGGCATATATCCAATTTTGATCAACAATTTTCATTTGACCAAAAATGCTCGAACTCATCCAATCATCAGATATCGAATTGGATACGCCTAGATTTTGCAGTTGCGTTAAAGAGATATCCTGTTTATTGTTTTCGATCACACCAATATCTCCTCTAATAGAATATATTGCGCCAATCATAACCTGATCTATTTTTTCTTTTGTTTTTTCTGTATCAACTGGAATCACAAAATGCTCACCACCAACATTAAACAACTTATCTTTTCCTTGTCCAAAAATTTTTACAGCTGATCCAGACTGTGTTTTTGAAACCTTAAAAGAATGTTTTGTTGAATCAATAATATAATACTCTTCAAATGGAGTGATACCCTTAGGCAGTATACCATCACTTGCGAACCTCACCTTATCACCATCTTCAAATCCGTGGTAAAAAACCTCAAAAACCTTTTCTATTCTTGTGTTTTTAATTACATCTTGTTCACTCTTTTTTTCATGCTCTGATATAGTAAATTGCATCTTTACAGCCATATCAACAACATTAGATTTAGATTCATCTTGATTGGGAATGATTCTGGCCTGAAATTTCAACAATTGTTGTGAGTTCACGTTATCAATTTCAACATCTTGATCGGTAGTAGATTTTTCATTTTTAGCGCGCGATTCAATTTTATCAATTGTTGTATGATCCGCGCCAGTTGATACAGTAAATTCTATATCACCAAGAAGAGGTTCTGACAATATAGACTTATCAATCACAAAATATGAACCATTATCAGAATCATTTTCAATGATATCCAAAATTCTTCCAGATCTAAGATTTCCGCTTCTCATTTCATCAAATATTTCTATAACAGCCCCTGGAAACGCGTAAGCCCCTTCTTGCCCAGTTGTGAATTTAACAACCTCCTGCTCGTATTGAGCGCTCATCAATATCCACTTAGCAAACCTTCTTGCCTCAGATTCAGAAGAAATTGATAATGCATTTATTTCTGTTTCAATAATTCCTATATTTTGTATTGCCGACGCATCCTCTTCATAAACATATTCATCTTGAAATTCATTTTCCTTATTATTAAACAATACTTTAACAACAGAAAATCTTTGATCTTTCTGTGAACCAGAATACATAAACCCTTCGCTGGATACATTTGTATTGTTAAACAACTGAATGGGTAAAACTTTTGAATCTTGCTGCAAACTGATTTTGCCAGAAGTATAACACAATCTTGATCTAAACAAATTACCAAACATGTTTAAAATATTTATTGAGTTTACAGAATCTCTTAGATACAGATTCGCAGAGAACCTTGGTTCAATAAGCGGATAATCTTTTTCGGCCGCACAAGCTCCATATAATCTTATCTTCCCGTCAGACTCAAAAGAAGATGGGTGCCTTGCGAAATGTTCTCCAGACAGTGTTACTTGACGTGTTTTTGAATTGGAGCTTATTATTTGTCGCCGCTCGATAGAGATATTTTCCCTCAGTACAGATTTATTTTTAATGTCTTGAATAAAATTAGAGGCGTTATTTTGGTGCGAATGTTTGTTTATAAAAAATGCAACAGACTTGCCTTTATGACTTTCTCCATCTCCAAACATATCAATAAATTGCTCCTCAGCGCTTAGAGAAGTTAAACCTTCTATATTATAAATTATAGTAACCTTACCAGATCCACCAGCGCCTACTCCACTGTGTGCTGCTCCGCCAGAACCAACAGTTATATTCAAAACTTGACCAGCATCAACATTTATTTCACATAAAGATGCTCCGGCAGATCCCCCACCAAGCAAATCTACAGATTTTATTTCTGTAGTTACCACACCTTTAAATGGGAAAAAATACGATACTATCCTAGAACCACTTCCACTTCCAGCTCCATATGATGGTTTTAAACTAGAAGACCCCTTAGGTCCAAAATTAGAACCTTTGGCGCCAGCAATAGCAAAATTATCACTACTTGAAATTCTACTTGCTCCACCTCTTCCGTTTGATGCAAATCCCAGAATTTGAGAATTGACTTTTGATGCTCCATTTATTGTATTTTTTCCACTGTTAGCATAATCATTTCTGCCTCCACCTAATCCTCCATGAGCAACAATATTCAAACCACCACTAGAACTTAAACTTGAAGCTTGCCCATTCAATCCATTGACGTTTGTATATAAAAGAGTGTCCTTATTTGCAAAATTAATACTAGGCGCATTAAATCCGATGCGCTCACCGCTACCGCCTCCGCCAACTACAAAAGCAGTCACCGATCTAACCCCCTCTGGAACAGTTAAACTATAATTTCCTGGACTATTAAATTCATAATATTTTTGAAATGATTCGTTGGTCAATTCCTGTGAAATCAATCCGCCCGATTGCTTGTAATAATGTTTTTCATCTATCGTTATACTGAAATACTTTTCGCCCTCAACTGCCGTCAAGTTACCAGTATCTTGATATTCAAAACTATATGGCAAGCCAGAAGCAGTTTGTATTGAATAACTCGTTTCAACCAATTCGTCACAATATTTTGCTATTTTATACAATTGCCATTTATCAATATCAAATTCTTCTACGCCATATTTCCCGCAGCCATATGTAGGATTAGAAACAAGATCATAAAACACCCAAGCAGGATTATCTGTCCAACGCTTTTGTGAGTCAGGTATAGAATATATTGATTCCGCCACGCTAGTTTGTCCCTTGAATAGACCATTCCACGGCCCGTAATATTTTCTTGCAACTGGATCGTAATTACTTGGAATCAATACCTTTTTTAATTTTAAATGCCACATAAAGGTCGGTTGATTTGAAAAGTTCAAACTATCAATCTTGATAGACGAAGTAACACAATTTGGGTAAAGTAATTGAGCATATATTCTTTCTTCTATATTGGCAATTATTAAACTTCTACTTCTCCCCTGCCCACCAACGCTATTCCAGTCAGTTTTTTTGTGAGTATTAACTTTTTTACTGAATAATCTTTTTTTTGTTGTTTGCCACTGAGTAAAAACATTTGAAGCCGCCGCAGTATCAAGCTCTTTACTTAATTTTACAATTTGAATTGTTGGTGTTTTTGATTTGAATTCTTTTTTAAAATTTATAGCCAGCTCAAATTGATAAGCAGAAGTTGCAACTCCATTAATTTTAAAACTATTAGATCCGGTTTTTGAAACTCCCAAGAAATTACCATCTTGATCAGTTAATACACCAGAGGCATCCATTCTAACCGAGCAAAACTCAGGAGCATCAAGCACATTCACTCGAGTACCATTATCCTGTACAACAAAAACAGCGAAAAATACTTCATCAGCTCTATTGTTTCCTGTCTCCTGAACAGTCTCAAAAATAGATGCTCTTATATTTAAAATTACTTGACTTGTGTCTATATTAGAAATTTTATGGGAAAATATTGTAGCCTCCTTTAAAGCCTCTTCTATCGTAAGAACAGGAGTTGTTCTAGCGGTATTATCTGAAGAAAAGTATGGAGAAGCTCCAAAAAGTTCTTGTCCATATGTGTAGATAAACGAAGAGTAATTGCTTAATATTTTAGATTCTTTTGGGTCAATATTTAAAACCGGAAGCGCATCTTCTTCATTCAGGTTGTAATTATAAAATTCACCCTTCAGCAGTTGATTTTCGTTTATATACAATGCGCGCTGAACTTCTTTACTTGGTTTGATTTGATTATTTGTATCTGTCTCCCATGCATCAACATTTTTCCCATATTCATTAACAGGACCTTCAATTGGACCCTCGGATATCAAGTGGGTGAATGTTAATTCTGTGGAAGATTCTAAATAATCGCTCTTTATTTTGGTTGTCTTCATTGATTGCCCAATCAAGTTTGGACCCACAAAAGCGCGGCCATACCCAAGAGGTATTGAACCTCCCTGACTCGCACTTTCTCTTGATGCGCCCAATAAAAATGATTTTGTTGAAACGTTTTCTCCTCGTGTTTGCACCTTGTCTTCTGGAGTTTTCATGAGTGCACTGATAGCCAATTGAGCAACAGCCCCCCAGATTGCGGCGGACATTGCGCCCGCCACTTTTGCGATGACAAATTTTCCCAGGAAGCCTGCAATAAACCCTCCATATATGCTTGGTACAATGTGTATTTCTTTTGACAATTTTTGGGGATCAACCATGTTGTCAATTAGTTCCTCCTGAGTTTTTATTTGCTTGGGATCTTTTGCAAGTAAATAATGCTCGTTTCCTTCAAGAGATTGCTTTACAATATATCCAACAAAACCATCTGCATTGGCATCAATTGCCTGAACAACCTCTTGAGAATTGTTTGCAGCAACATGCCATGTTTTACCAAACCTCTTGCCGAGGCCACCATGTAGATATACCTTATTCACTATTCCTTAAACCTTAAATTTTATTACACTTTTATTTTCATATAAACAAAAGTTATCATCAATTGTACTATAAATTAAAAAAGGAAGCTCTAGATTATTAGCGCACCTACAATCTGTTGACGACGGGCTAGCCGAACCAAGACAATGAGAATGAACAACTACCTCCACATTATTCTCAATATAAACCCCACAATCTATAGCGAAAAATTTTTGTTTATCGTGTGCAAGATTCTCACATTCGATGAATTTTTTTTGTCCATCAATATTTACAATAATCCCACAAATTTCTTGATTTTTATTTTGCCTCGCAAAGCTTGAGATTTGTTTCAAAATGGATTCACTTATTTTATGACTCATAACCAAATCCTGCCGCACCAGGAAATGCCCCGAACCTCAAGCCTGGGCTGATATTTTCTGATTTATTATGAGAACCAAACTCGGAATTTGGATCGAATCTTTTTTTACAAGCTTTTAAATTTTTTGAACATTCATCTTTCAACCAAAACTCTTTATCAAAATATGGATGATGATCAGCAGAAGATATATGATCTTGTATACAAACAAAAACTTGCGCAGTTCGCTTGTATGGATTATTGGAACTTCTTGGAATTATTTTCACAACATCGCTCAAATTATAACCTCCAGCAGAAGTAGATTGACCAGTTCTTCCAAACTTTGACCATTCAGGGATATCATCAATACCACCAGGATATTGCAAAGGGTTTATGCCACCAAAATTATCTAAATTATTATTAAATGCAAAGTTTTCTGTTAAATTTTGCCCGTCAACTGTCTCAATTGGCAAACCCTTATAACCGCAACCAATATCACATCTATATTTCCATGTGCACATGTTTGCATACAGCCTCCTTCCAGGTAACCAAGAATCTTTCAACTCTAATGGGGAAGATAGTTCAAACGCGATAGAGCTTTTATCTTCAGAAACTTTTCGATTTATATAATATACATCATCAGGCAAAAATGAATCGCTATCAGATTTACCAAATGGATTTTTTCCTTCTGTGTTTAAATTTCTGTTTTGAAAATTTTCGTCATCTAAGAATCGAACATATGTTCTTTTTCGCGTGACCTTACATCCAACAAAATCATTGTTATTATATATTATTCTAGAAAATATGCCATCTGGATTAGCAATCATTAATTTTGGCCTTGGAAATCGACCGTCATTTTTACTTTCGAAGCCTTCTACCATAATAGGCATAGGCTGATATGATTTACCCTTCCATATAATTGGATTGGTTGAATTTGCTGATGAACAAAATCTATAAACAGTATCTGCCCCAACATTAATACCATACATATCTTTCAATCTTTCAAAATTTTCCTGCATGGTACTAAAATCTATTTCAAACAGCTCGATTAATGTGTCTGGCAACAGAGAAGATAATTGTTTGTTTAAATTTGATTCTGATTGAGACATTATTTTTCTAGGTTTATTTGTATATCTGAACTTAAAGTTTGTTCCGTACTATTACTATTCTCAACGACAATTTCAAGTTTTCCATTGAAACTTTTTTGTGCTTGTATAACTTGTATAAATTGAGCATCAGTTAAAGAATCATAAAAATCAAGTTCTTGCAAAGATCCATTATAATAAATATCAATATACCCCGTCTTCCCAGCATTCAAAGAAATATAAGATCCAGAAAGATATTTATTTCTATTATTTTTGAACAATAAATCATCAATAAATCCTGCATATGTATCACTAATTTCCCCAGTATTTAAATTCATAATATAACCGGCATTACTCTGGAAAAACCTATTTGGCGAGCCATCAATTGATACTCTTTGGTAAGAACCATTAATTTCTTGAACAACACTAAAAGAAGTTCCCCCTGCAACTCCATCAGAATATTGTTTATATATTCTAATTGTTTGATTATTCAACCCAAAAGGGAGATTAGAACCGGGGGGTAATACCAAAACATAATCAATATCATTATCTTTCTCTAGTAACATTACGGCTTCAGAAGAATCTTCATCTTGACCAACAATATCAAACTCTGATTCAATAATCTGCATGGATTTAATCTTTAAAGGTTTATCTCCTACATTTTTAAAAAACACTCTTTTTTTAAATAAGTTAGACCTTCTCAAGGCTTCAATACTATCTTCAAAAATTATTGATGAAGGTATAGACAACTCAGACTCTCTTAGTATTGGCTCGGTTATCAAAGAATCATATTTTTGAGCGCTTAATTTAAAAGGGTATTCTTCAAAAGTTGCTTTTATACTATGATTATTTTTAAAATTGTAGGTGTGAGTCCATTTTTGGCAAACAAAATTTCTATCTTGTTCATAAGGCGCAGGAACATTAAAAGCAAAAGGAATGCATCCATAATGATGTTCAAGAAAATGAAGTATAGCATATGCCTCTTGATCATCTCGGTTATTGAATTCCAAATCTATGTTTAATAGTTTTTCATTTATTCCATCTCGATATATTTGAGTATAAGGACCATTAAGATTCAATTTCTTAAGTCTTGGATTGTTTGAAATTTTTAGCCCCAAAGAGGGTTTCCAAAAGAAATCTCTAGTCCATGAATCTGTGTTTATATCTTGATAGTATCCGCCGTTTCTTGACCAAGTACTTGATTTGCTTGATATCGGAGAAGCCCCAAAACCAGATTCTTCTTTTTTATAATAGTAATGTTGGTGGTTTTCTTTAACAAAAACAACATCATTTTTTTCATAATATCTTGTGTCAGAATAATCATTCGCGCGCTTTACAAACAATTCTTCAGATTTATTCAACAAAGAAGTATTAAAGTTATTCAACTTAACAGTTAAATCATTACTATCTTCAAAATTTAATGAATGATCATAGCTTAAACAATAAAATGTTTTAGACTGCATACTTGTCGAATCGTAAGGATGAAATGTTGACTCTCCGCCCCACCTAAATCCGGCAATACCCTGACTATATTTTAGATTTGGGGATGGCCTATCTTTATCATATTGACCCAGGTGACTCTCAACAAAATGAAGCACGGCATTTGTTTCTCTGCTTGATCTATTTTTAAACAATAATGTTATTTCGGCGCTCAATGAATTTATGCTATCTGGTTGATATATATAATATCCATCTGAATATTCATATTTTTTATTTTGACATGTAAATGTAACACTTGATCCATAATCTGCATCAAAGAAAAAAACATCGGATATCCAATCTGGAGAATCAACACCTGGATTAGTATTCGCCGAAGTTAATGTTATTTCATTATCGGATTTATCTTCTAGTTGTGTTATTGAATCATTATTTGAAGCGCCAACCAACCATACTCTTGTGCCAAAATCTTGCCCCACATTGAGTGCAGGAGCTTCATTTTGTTGAAAATTTATATTTATAGTAGGCTGGGCTTGTTGATTTGCAGCTTGAATTATTTTTTTGTCACTTTTTAATGTAAACCATGTTTGCTGGTCGACTTCATAAAAATCAAAAAGATCATCGCTTGTTGATGATGGTTGTACATAAATGAACCCATCCTCACTATCAAGAGTATAGTATTTAAAATATCCGACCGTATATTTATATAAACTATTTTGCCCAGAGACTGAAGTATCAAATTTTAAATTGTAAACATGATCAATATTCTCGTCTACCGCAAAATCAATAGATTTAGATTCTCTATCAAATTCGCCAATCTGAATCCACTCGTTATTGTCATTTAGTTCAAAAATAGACAAGCAAGCATTATTAAATCCCCCACGCTCACTAGTCAAATTTAGATCACTCAAAGGTATACTTGCATCAGAAATTCCACCTATTATATATTGTAAGTCATAATGTCTTTTTGGATTAATTTCTCTACTCATAATCGTTGCGGCTCGCAAGCGACTTGTGGAACTTCTGCTTAATTGAATATCATTAACAACCGTATTGTATACATTTTCTGTTCTTATATTTAAATCTATTTCCTTCCAAGAATTATTGACATAAACAAGTGTTTTTTCTGTGACTTTTTCGAATCGTTCGTATTGTTGAGTGAAATCATTCCACAAATTTTCATAACTAGATTTTTTTGCCCCATAAGCAACAACAGTAGAACCATCGAAATTTACCTCGAGATTCATTCTTGAACTAGAGCCCCAACCAGTTTGCTTTGCTTTGAAATTTATTTCGTTAATTGGTAGCGGAAAATCAGGAAACTCATATTCATAAACATCACCACCCATACTAACTTCTCCAATATTATCAAACCAGTTTCCAGAATTAGAGCGCGTTATGTATTTTATTTTATTGGTATTATGGTCGATATAAAATATTCTATTTCCATCTCCAGACATTCTAGCACAAAAAGATCCTGATCCATAAACTTGCTTTGAAGAAGAATATTCAGAAAACTGATCAGCAACAAAATGACTATTAAAATATAAAACATTCACATCAGAACCGTAAGTATTATTATCAAAAGTCTTGAAGTGTATTGTCAGTGATTGAGAATATCCATGTTCATCATATGAATATTCCTTATTGTCAACAAAATTTCCGTAATTTGTGCCTGCCATAATCAATTCATCTTCCCACACAGATCCACTAAAAGCCAAAACTCTCATGCATTGCCTACGCCAAGTGAGCAATCCATTTTTGTAATGATTATATTCGTGAGAGTGAGGTTCAAAAACAAATAAATTATTACCGTTTTTACTGAAATTTGCGATCAAGTTTTGTTCTACAATTTGTGATATTGAGTGAGATTCCTCCCAAGCGTTCGCAGAAGAGTTGTATTTATAAATTTTAAGATCTCCGGCGTATTTTAAATTACTGATAGACTCAAAGTTTTCTAATTGACTATTTGTTAGTGGGCCGCTTTCTGTTTTCCATGGTAATCCAAGTACAACAGAAAGATATATACTAGCCCTCGGTCCACTATTATAATCATAATGCACTTTATATTCTTGAAGCATTTGAGTGTTTAAAGTGTAGTAATTGTCATCATAAGATAAAACAGCGATTGTATCGCAATCCCCGTCGCAACACAAATATCTATATTCCCCATTAAAATCCAAAGATGCTTGTTCAATCCAGGTATCACCATTCTTTGCATACCTTTTTATTGAAGAATTGTCTCTAGCAATTAAAAATTGACCATCATCACTAACATCAATTTCTCGAGTATCCGAATCAAATGATTTATTTTCGCTGGTTATTTCATAGCTATACTCCTCTCTTCCTGAATCTTCGTAATACAATACAGCATTGTTTCCATCGGTCCAATCTTTTTTGGCAAAAAACCACATATCATCAAGCCCGCCGATATTCATCCATAGAGACTTGTCGGAAGGAGTAAAATTACCTTTAATCGAAGTGTAAACCCAGCCTATTTTTGTATGGTATATCCAATTCCCTCTTTCATTCAAAGGAACTGCCCTATTTTCTGTTTCGCCATATGTATTGTAATGTTGTCTACCCCAAGCTTCTTTCGTTAAAGTTTTGTCGCTAGATTCGTATGCATTATATAAATCAATATTGGAATCAACATACGCAGTAAAATCTCGACCAGGCCAATAAATATCTTTTTGATCCAACAAAAACCAGTCAGACAAAAACCAATCACTCACACCTTCCTCCCCATTCAATATTTCAGAAAGCACATAATCTCCAGGCTTTATTGCACTTGGATTGTAATTACTTTCTATGTTTAATATTTTAAAATTACCATCATTTTCATACAGTGACCCACCAATGTTTATGGTTTGTCCAATTTTATAATCAGACATATCATTGTGCGCATCAAAAAGATAATATGTTTGAGCTCCAGCATATAGAGGTCCAGAAGGATCGAGCGAGTATCGATTCGCAAAAGTATTAATCAATTCATCACTCCAAGTTATATCATCTTTCGCGTAATAATATAAACTATCTACTTTATTAAAAACAAAATCAAATTTTTTATAATCCACGCCAGGAGTATAATCACCAATATAATTGGATATGTTTGTAAGATTTTGCATTATTTGATTATTTGTTTTATTGTGATCGAGCTTGTTGCATGAGAACCTTCTGCGATATTCATCGATTGATTCTGTATTTTTCCTGCGCAATGCAATCTGGAAATTCTTTCGCCACCAAGACTATATAAAAATATATCCACCAGAGAATCATCAATTCCAAATGGAGAAGAAGATGTTTGTTGGTCGCCATAAGGATTTAAATTTTCAGCCATTTCATTACCTTCTATATTAACCTCAGAGGTTATTGATTCCACGCTAACTCGATGCGGAAGTGCTCCACCAGCATATGTATTAATCGCGGTATTTTCATTTTCTCTTATTTTGTTTGATATCTTACGTTCTACATTGATGCTGTAACTCAAGCTTTTCACTTCAAATTCCTCGTCAGTTGCTTGGTTGCTTATTTTTACTTCCCCAAAAGATTTTAGTGCATGCGCGAAATCAACATCTGATTGAGTAAAATATTTATCAACTGTTCGATTTATTGTACCGTATATATTGTATGATGCATTAGCAACAATCAAGCGAAACGGCTCAAGCTTGAGATTGAAACTAGTTAAAAACATATTATCAAAACTATATCTACCCACAACATTTCCATTTATTGGAGCTTCACTAATTGAGCTTTTTGCATTTCCTGGATCCGCAACCTCTAATAATTCAAACAACCTATTGACACTATTAGGAGAAACTGTATCTGCAGACATGTAAAATGATATATTCAATTGTCCTTGTAGATTTTGAGTTGGAGCAAAATTAACAAACTCAGTTCGAGCGCCCGCGATTTGCGCATCATAATCACCATAAACTCGCTCAACCTGCAAAGATGGAGAAATCGAAAGGCTGGCAGAGTTTACCATAAGATCCTTGTTATTCAAGGTTATCTTGCCATCTTCAAATCTAAGAAACGGTCGCGCCATAATTAAACCTCGTTGTGATAAGATTCGTAACTTTTGTACGACAGACTTATATTCATTTCTTCTTCTGTTGTGCTATTTATACTTTCACTAATCAATCTTACATTTTTACCCACAAAACTATTGATTATATTTGCGTGATCATTTGCATCGCATATATCAATTGATATTTCACTTCTTGGTGCATTTTGTAATCGATCTTTTATTTCGCGAATCTCATAAGTATTTGCAATCATGGTCACAGATATATCTGTTTCAATTGGATACTGTGTGTCAATTTGCACAGGATCATAATTCGGGCTTGTTATAGGTTGACCACTATTCCAAGTCTTAACACCATCTTTTTGCAATGCATACAATGGCACAACATTTATTGACCTACTATAACTAAAATCAACAACTGCATCTATACTAAAATCACTTACATTAAATTTTATACTTGATTGATCAGGATATTGTATTGATTGATTTGCGTGTTCAATTACCGCGCCATACGGAACCAAAGTAAATGAATCCTTACCAAGCTCAAGCCAACGATACGTAATTCCAGACACAGTACTAGTCCATCTTCTTTCTCGCGTGATATCAGGAATATTCGAATATTTTTCATCTGTAGTTATTAACGTTCCTGCATTCCATGAATCAACAACATTTGAAGATGAACCTCTTTCTCCAATATATACTTGACTTAAATTTGTTGGATAATATGATGAATTTAAATTTTGAGTATAAGAATTATTTTTCAATACATTTTTACCCAAACTACCATAAACAGTTATATCTGTTTGTATATCAGGAATGTTTCCAACACTACAATTCACACTATATCTCGACACACGACCTTTCGTAAAACCAAATCCTTTTGTATCATTATCGTATAACACAAGACCATCTATTTCTTGTTCGTCAAAAAGATATTTTCCGAGCGAATTTTTCTCTAACAACGGATCCGCGCCAACCATTTTTCGGTTGATGCTAAAATTTCCTTGTAGCGGTGCATCCGACATTGCATCAATAAAACCAACACCCGCCACGCGAATTGGTTTTTCGCTTATTCCATAACTACCATCAACACTTTGAACACCAAGCAACCGATGACCATTGACTATTACTGTTTGTTCGTAATTTGAATAGCTCATGATCAATCACTCAACAATCCCCCAGGACGCTGTTCTTCAACTATCACAGAAAGAACTTGTTGTTTTATTTTATCTGCAATAGCCGAGCCACTTTCTTTTTCTTTGCTTCCAACACTTGCCGCAACAGATGTATTATCGGACGATTTCTTTTCGTCTTTAACTGAACCAGATTCTATATTAACAGAAATATTTATGTTGTTTGTGTTACCGCTTGTTCCAGAAGTTTCTTCGGACCCTGCTATTTTATCAACTGGTCCACCATCATTAAATTTTCCTGCATTGATACGATCAAGCATGGGCTTGCCAATTTGACGAGCGCTGCTTGCACGAATAACATACTCTCCCTCGCTGAGCATTGCAGGAATTTGGTCGATTCCAGATTTACCAGATATGTGTCCACCACTAGCATATTGACGAATAGGTCCTCCATAATACTCATTTTTTGGCTTATTCCAGAAAAACGGACCCAATCCTGGATTTACAGTAGAAGGAGAGCCCCAAGACATTGGGTTCCAACTTCTTGTATTAGTTACATTACTGAATCCGCTAGTATCTACATTTGGCAATAAGCTTACGGCCTGACCACTGGCATCGGTTGCCATTTTAACCCCAAATGGAGTTTTCGAACCATAACCTGCAGCTTTTGCTGTTCCGGTTAATTTGCCAGAACCTTGCATTCCTGCAGTNACTCCAGCCATNGCTATACTTGCNACNGTNCTCACTATTTGTTGTACTCGCGCATTGTATTTCGCGGCTTCTTCTTTTGCTTTTGCTATTGCTTCTTCTTCTTTTGCGCGCTTGTCTGCGAGCGCCCCCGCTAATGATGATGCATCTTCTCGCAATCCCACATTATCTGCTCTACCATAAAAAGCGCCGCTCATTTTTTTGCTTTGATATGCGCGGCCAGATTTGTATTGAAAACCTTCAAGCTTGCCGCCATTGCTAAACGCAGGAACATTTCCGCCAGCATTCAATCCATGCATAAATGCGCCGCCATATTTATTTACTGCACCACCACCCATCACATATTCGCCGTCACTCACCATAGCAGGCACACCGCCTCCTTGAGAATATTTCCTTACATTTCCACCGCGAGAGAATGGAAGCATACCCACAAGATTGTTCGCGGCTTTTTGCATCATTGCTTGTTGGATAGTTTTTAAAAATGCAATACCTGCATCACGCAAAGCATCATCCAAATCTTTTGCGCCAGAAAGAGCTTCGGTCATTGCGCCAGCTAATCCATTCGCAAAGTTTTGGGGAATATCCCTACTCAATTGATAATCAATCAATAAAGTATCTTCGCGCAATTGTTTCATACCATCTTTCAAGCCATTTTTGAAGGCACCAGGGCCAGTTTCATGTGCTCGTTTTGCGGCTAATCTTTTTTCTTCTAAAGCTAATAGTTTTTCTGCGGTTGATACTTCTTCCTTTGATTTTGCTAGTATATTATCTATAGCATTTTGTGTTTTTTCTTTTGCTTGATTTCTTTTTTCTTCAGTCTGAATTAAACCATTTAAAGTAGCTAAGTCATTTTCATCAAGTTTTGCACCAGGTCCAACAAAGCTATCTCTTTTTGCCTTCAAATCCAGAAGTTGCTGTTCCTTCATATTTATTTCCTCAAGATTAGTTTGCTCTTTTTGAAGCTCTATTGTGGCGTTTTCTCTAATTGTTTTTATTTGATCTTCTAGCGCAATTTGTTTTTCCCTCATTTGGAAAGCCTCTTGCTCGGCACGTGTTTGGTATCCAGGCCCGACATCAGTCAATCTTTGCGCAGCACCGACCCGTGCATCCATTCCTCGCATAGCCTGAGCATGACCAAGCGCTTGAGACATTAATTCTCCGCCCGACCTTAAATTACTTATTATATCTTTTCTTTTGGCAATTGCATCATTTATTTTAAATTCTGCCTGTGCAATTGAGTTTGATTGATCTACTTGCTGCTCCGCAAAACTTAACGCGTTTTCTCTAGCAGTAACTTGGTTTTCTATATTTTTAGTAATGTCGTCTCCAAGTTTCAATTCTTTATACATTGCCTGCCTTTCTTCTTGGGAAAGCTTTAAGAATTCATCTGAAACCTCAAGTTTATTTGTATCTACTTCTCCGCCGCCCCTTTCCTTAATTTTCTTTGCTAGTGCGGTTTTGACTTTGCTTTTTACATCATCATTCTTAAGTATTCCCAACATATTAGACTCAAAAGCGTTTTCGGCTTGCTGCGCGGAAGATGCATAAGTTTCGGCGGCTTTATTTATTGATCCAATATATTTAAATTGAGCCTTCTGTTGTTCGGTTGCAAATCCGCCCATGGTTTTTTCCATTAAAGATAGATTACTTGCTTGGTTTTGCATTGAAGCAGAAATATTAAATTGTGCTTGCTTTGCTCTTTTTTGGGACTCAAGCATGATTTTTTGAATATCTAGCTGTAGAATTATTGCTTCACTTTGATCGTGCTCTGCAGTGATTTGTTCTTGATAAATTTTATACAATTGAGACCTTAACGCCTCAATTCTCTTTACATCCCCTGTGTCCTCAACTTCAAAAAAATCTATGTCTTCTAAATTTTTTAAAAAATCAGATGACTTTTGCAGTTCAGGCTGACCCTGTTGTTGTATCTTGCCTTTTTTATCTCTTGTGTAAGATGGAAATAAAAATTTTTCATCACCCATAGACTCTACAGCTTTTTTCATAGAGCCGACCTGATATTGTTGCACATTCTGAAATTGGGATTGTTGACCTTTCTGTTTGTTATATTCCACAGCTTGCGACCTCTCTTCATCGCTCGGAGTAAATAATGGAGAAATAAAAGGTATTTTCGCTTTACCTATTAGGTTATTCGCGCTTCTTGTAAATAGATCCCATTTACCGACATCGGGGGGCTTAGTAGCCGTGAACTTTGGGGCCGCCATCTTCATAACCTGCATGCTCTCTTGATTCATATCATCAAATATGTTCTTAGAAAATGCTTGCATAAATTTTGGACTTGTACCCACAAAAGAAGATATAACCCCTTCTCGCCTTCTTGATTCTGCATTTTTTAAAGCTTCTGTATTTTTATCCATTGCATCATTCCAACCGTCAAATGCGCCGTACAAGGCTCCTGCGGCAACAACAAAAGGTGCAGCTGGACCCAAAAATGGAGCGACCATACTGGCCATCATTGCTCCTGTAGCTGCGCCCTGCAAGGCCCCTCCCGCTTGATAAGCCGTGCCCCCTTTTTCAGCTCCGCCTGACTGTAGGTAGCCAGAAGCCATAGATGCACCCATCACTGCCATCATACCAGACCCCGCAAACCTTTGACGCGTAGCTGCTCCCCTAGCAGTGGAGTTAGATGTTGCAGCTAATTTTCTTTCAGCAGTAGCTCTAGTTTTCACCGCTGCATCAAGATCCTGGCTTGTTGCGGTCAATCTTTGTTGAGCTCTATTATAAGCAGAAGTACCTTGTCTCTGCTGGCTTAATGCTTGTGCTTGTTGTTCTTTTGTTCTGGTTAATTTTTTTTCTGTTGCCGAGGCCTCTTTAATTGTTTTTGCATATTCTGCGCGAGATTGAAGTAAAGAATCTCTATTAGCATCGTCCATTCTGAAACCACTCAGAAAGTCTCCAACAGCATAATTCGGCACAAATCCATTCGCACCAAACACATCACGCAAACCATTTGGCTCATCATGTGTATTGGTTACGCCGAGGCCGAGGGGGTTACCCTTGCCCATGAGTGCGCCGTGTGAGCCCACACGAATTTGTGAAACTGGAACGCCAGCCGCTTTTTCTCGGCCTATTGCATCAGATAATGGATCGGCAAAGTTGGGGATGTGGCCGTAAGCTTTAAACTCGTTTAAAACCTTCATTGGAAGCTTACCGCTCGAACCCGCCGCTGCGCTTTTATGAAGTTTTGCCTCTATATATCTCAATTTATCGTCACCAATAAATTTTGCAACATTCTTAGCATCTTCGCCGATAAAGTCGAAAGGGGCCTGTGAATCGGAAACTTTCTTATTGTCTAAAGACCCTCGAACTGCGGCTTCAAGAATTCCGCCCAGCATAGAGCCATCCATGTGATTTTTTAAAACTCCAATACCAGCTTTCCCAATCTTTCCGCCAAACATATCAACCCCAACCTCATGAGAAAATCTATCAAAACCCTGCCCAACATGTTTATAAAGTTTTTTTTCTAAAGTTGATTCCCCTAATATCTGCTCTATTTGACTAGCGTCGCCATCACTAATTTCATAAACAGGTTTTGTTTTCAAGGTTGCGGAAACGAGAGGAGAATAAGCGCCCTTCTTGCTTATCTGCTTTACGAGGCTAGGCTTTAACTTTTTATTTAAAACGGTCTTTGCTGGAGCAGATAACGAGGAGTATTTTTGCTTATACTCCTTTAGCCCAGCCGAATGCCCAGGACCAAAACCTAAAAGAACCCCCATTTGACTTGTCTCGGGAAACAAATTGTTTAAATTTATTTTCTTTATGTCACTAGTATTAGAAGTAGTTCTTTTATTCCCCGTTCTCCTTCTATTGTAAGCATAATTCGGTATATATCCTCCTGCAGCATATGGATCGAATCCATGTATATCGCCAAATGCTTGTTGATAGTTTTTTCCAGCTTTACTTGAATGAGGAGGCATGATTGCAGGTTGACTCATACCTTTGAAATTCTTGACTTTTTCTGCGCTATTATATATAACTGAACCTTCGCCAGGCATGTTCATGCTTCGAATATTTCCAGCAGCATATCCACCCTGCGCAGCTTGTGCACGTTCTGGGTTTGCATAATTAGGAATATGTCCACTCGCTTTTTTGCCAACGGGTGTTAAATTCGCACCATAACCTTTTCGATACAATGTGCCAGCCATGCCAGCAGTCAATTTGTTTAATGAGTTAGCCTCAACAACCTGTGCCTTAAGTAGACCAAGTATGATTTTTTCTTTTTCGGTGCGGCCAATATCTGTGCGCAACATTTCTTTGTTGAGTGCTGCGTTTTGACCAAACAATGCAACCAAGCTTGTTTGTATGGCTTTTTGTTTTTGTTTTTCGGTTGTTACGCCGACCAAAGATGTTAAACTTTCTTTTGTAAACTTTAATGCTTGACCAAATAATTTGAAAAATACGCCCGCGAGAACAACAAGTCCTGGTCCAGTAATTACATTACCAATACCTTTAAGAAGGCCAGTAGCAAAACTACTTCCAGTACTCTCTCCATCACCCAATACTCCACTCAATCCTTCAGCAAGACTTTTGACAGAGTTGAGAATCTTTTCCATTCCTGGAGCAAGTGCAATTTCTCCAATTTGCGTACTAACTTGTTTGATGGCAAGTCCTGTTTCTGTGGCAACTGCAGACATTGTTTTGCGCANNTCTTCATTCTTTTGTATAGCTTCATCTGTAGCGCCAGCAGATATNCTGGTNGCTTCAGCCATGATACCATTTTGCTTCGCGGCATCACTCAAAACAGCTTTCAAAATATTGATATGAAACAAACCACCCATTGTTTGAGTAATTTGNGCTTTTTGCGCAGCGCTAAGAGTATCAAACGTATTGGCGAGATCATTCAGTATACGTTGTGCACCAATTGTATTCCCCTCAAGATCGCGAACTGCGATTCCTAAATTTTCAAGTTGATTGAGCGTATCAGTTTTTCCTGTTTTTGTGAAAATTGTTTTCAATGCATTACCAATAACCGCACCACCACGAGCAGTTTTTTGCTGAGCGGCAGTTACAATACCCACAAGTTCATCGATACTCACACCAGCACTTTGAGCAGATTGACCAGTACGAGAAATAGCGTCCGCAAAATCTTGCGCGCTAACCGCAAACTTAACATCAACCGCAGCAAATTTACTAACCAATTGCGTAGTATCTTTGATTTGCGTGCCGTATGTGTTCATCGCAGCAGTCAAAGATTTTACCGCTTCGGCAGAATCCATGCCAGTCAAACGAGTAAGAACCAAAGCGTCTCTGGTTCTTTTTAGAGACTCCTCAACACCCAAGCCCTGACGAGCATATTCTGTGGCAGCATCTGCAGCAACCTTGAATGCTGCACCAGTTTCTTTTGCTACTTTAAAAAGTCCATCACTAAATTTTTCCAAGTTTTGAGCGCTCAAACCCATAACCACATTAACATCAGCCATGGCTTTCTCAACCTCAACAAGATTTTTAACCATACCCTTGAATGCATTAGCCACACCATTTATGATTGCCATACTCGCACCGAACGCAAGAATACGAGCATTCGCAGCTTCCATTGATTTGGTAAACTCATCGGCACCACGCTTCATGTTACCCAATGGCTGGGTGGCGCCCTTGTCATCAACCGTAATTTTAATTGGTTGACGACGAATTCTGTTTACAGCCGCTTGTACCGCCGCCTCAAGCGGTTTGGTATTACCATGTACATCAAGATCAATAGCCATATTTCCTTATTCCTTAGATAAGGTATTAATACACCAAAATTATGTCACACCATGCAATTTCATCAAATCTTCCATATTTAATGTTCCACCTTTTTTCTTTGCTTCTTCATGTAAATCAACTCCACCCTTTGATTTTTTGATTCCTAATTGTTCATAATCTTCACGTTTTGCGCCAACAATTGTACCACCATCTCCTTGAGAAAGTTTGTCTTTTACTTTGTCACGCTCTTCTTTTGAACTGCTACCAAATTCCAGCAATTTCGCGGGATCTTTTCTTATGTTCTCAGGTATATTTTCATTTGAGTCAAATATATTTTTAAACACTCTAGTATATACGATCAATCTTATTTGATTGTATGTCAATTCGCAAAATGGTTTTCCATAAAATTGTAGACTATCTTCTGCAAAGCTGAGATATGGATTGTAAAAATCTTCTAGTATTGTATATTGTATATTTTCTTCGCTGAAACTTTGAAAGATATCGTTGTATGCAAAGATTATTTTTTTGATGTCGTAATTTTCGAGCTCGTCAAACACCTCTTCGCTGAACAATTCTGTTTTCATTTCGGCATCTTTAAAGAAACTCTTGATCATATAAAAATCATTGAGTCGATCTTTCGCATATTTTTCACATGTGTTGCCAACAAGTTGTATTTTTTGTGTTTGTTTTTCGAGTAGCAATTTTTCTTCTTTGTCAATGACTGCCTTTTGTCTATCAACATCTTTTTTGAGCACCAGCTTGGTTAATGCTTTTTTTAAATTCTCAAGATAAAGAGTTTTTTCGGTGATCACACGTTCGTCTTCATCAAGCCATTGACCTTCCCCCTTCAGAAACTCAAGCATGTCCGCCTCGGTGGGCACACCACGCTTCAATGCCTCATTGTGATAACGCTCTTCAATTTCCTCAAGCTCCACTTGATCATGTGGAGTGAGATGTTTTATATATACAAGCTTGTCGTTGAAAAGCGTGCTAGAGTAGCCGCGAACAACGTCCCTAAAGATTCTTCTGCGCTTTGTCGATTCCACGCATTATATGTTTCCTTCTTCGATGTCGTTGTCAAGCTTTTC